ATTACATTGGCACTCCAAATAGTGCCAGTTCCATTCATGTATGTTTTTAGACTTGGAGCTCTAAGTGCCAAATCTGGAGTAACAAAGTTTTCAATATCGAGGTTTAGAACTCTAGCAGTATCTGAAATGATAGATGTAGAAGTTCTAATAGCACCATTGATATCAAGTTCGAAGTCAACAGTATCTAGGAATGCTTCGGCAGCAGCACCAGCACCATTACCACCAGTAATCGTTACTGTTGGAGGAGAAGTATAACCACTACCAGGATCATTTACAGCAATAGAAGAAATTCTTCCATTGAAAATAAACGCAGAAGCAAGTGCTTGAGTTCCGCCAGCAGGAGGAGCAGAAAGTGTTACAAGAGGAACTTGATTGTATCCAGTACCACCCTGAGTAATTTCAATATTGTTTACTCTTTGACCAGTTCTATTAATACCAATTCTTGGCAAATTGGTATTTGGATCTAACTGAGCACGAAATACTTCTCGCTCGTCAGTTCCAGTACCAACTCTAATAGTAGCTTCATTATCACCGATGAGTTTAGGGTTTACGCCTCTAATTTTCTCTTTGTCGGAATTAATATGAAAACTCATGGTGCCTTCTAGCTCCCGCCGTTATTATCCTCAGTTATATTTAGCACCTACGCCCACGCAATACTAACAACTTGTGTTGATACAACCCATTTGATTGTCTCGGTTGTTCCAGTTCTTACAACATTATAACTAAATCTATTTGATGCTGAAAATGTACCAATTTCCCACGTCTCTCCAGTAGGAACATCATGCTTGATAATTGTCAACATACTAGACTGGACAGTAGTGGTTCCAGAAGATCCACACAAAACAGAACTCTCAATCTTTCCAGTATATACAACACCACTTGGGTTTGCTGCCAAGAAATGTCCAGTAATAAAATTGATAGTAGAATTTTCCAATGGAATTGTCGTTCCAACATCATCTAACTGTAAAGTTGCTGTGTTGATTCCTCTTAGAATATATTGTATCGTCTTGCTATCGGAATAGAAACTATTTTTAATTTCCAGTGTGTTTAGATCTTTAGCGTTTCTATCCATATCAATTACTGATACTTGATCGATAGAAAATCCGCCCAAAGAATCGAACTCTTTTAGATTACTTGCCATTTTACTTAATTACCTGTACGAGAATTGTGAACGTAATAATGTCGCCATTGGCATGGTCATTTGAAAGAGTTAGAGAAATTCTAGTCTCATTGGTAGCATTGAAATCAAATAACGCTGTATATTGATCAAGAGATGTATTCAACGATCCAAACTCATTGTGGAAAATATCAGTTCCATTATCTATAACAGAATACTCTGTCATCGATCTTTTTCCAGAAGAAGACTTTGAAACAACCGTTACTTTACATCCTTTTCTTGATCCAGAATCATATAGAACAAATGATCCTGATTCAGCACCACCTTTTGCTAACTGGAATGTTGTTGTTTTTATGGCATAATCTGCCAACTCAAATTCTTTCAATTGACCGTCAAGAACTTTGACCCCGTTGAAAGTTCCAGATCCAAAAGTAGTGTTTAAATAAACATCACCTTGGTCATCTAGTCTCAATACGGGATCAACAACTAGACCAGAAGAAAGACCTAGATCTAAAAACTGCTTACTTGTGCTAATAAAGGTTCTGTCTACATCTCTGTTATCAATTGTAGTATCATTTGAATTCAAAGTTACTAGAGGAGTATCAATAGAAAGATTATTGAGACCAGATGTTGTAATTGTATCAATATTTGTAAAGTCTAATGAAGTCCTCGTCAACTGCAGCGTGTTAAGATTATCATTGTAAAAATACAAGATATTCTCATTTGCTGCTGGAGCAGTTTCTGGAATAATATAAGTATTACCATCAACGTCTCTAACACCACCAAGAGAAGACCAGTTGACTCCGCTATAACCTTCGAACTGCTGAATTTCTGTATTAAATCTAATCGATCCAGGAAGAGCAGCAGCGGTGTTTCTTTGGTTGTTATTACCAGAAGGAATAGCGAGGTGGGTGTATGCTTTGACTACTACTTTTTTTCCTGGGTTTGGAGCAATAGTTAGATCTTCTACCAAAGTTGAAATAGTATTCCAATCATCATTAGTAGTTCCACCGAGTTTCAATCCACCGTTGACAATAAGAGGAGCATCTTTATTAGGAGCAACGAGAAATTGTTCAATTCCGTCAATAGATAACTGAGAAACAGCATTCGAATACCAAGTTAGTTGCACTGTACCGCTATTTTGACTTCCCTGAAGGTGTATTGGTTCTGTTCCCAATCCTCCAGTAACTCCACTAGATGTCGCCTGATATAAATTATTTCTATATCTAATGAAACTTCCAATACTAACTGGTGTATTCGCTGACCAGAATGTATATGATGGAAGACCCAGTTTTGTAGAACTAATAGTTTTTACTGATCTAAAGTCCAGAGAAGATTTTGATAAATTTAATGTATTCGAATTGTCATTATAAAACCATAGGGTATTATCATTAGCACCAGCCGTCAGTTCGGCAATAATGTAGGTATTTCCATCAATATCTCGCACACCACCAAGAGAAGACCATGAAGACGATGAAGCACTATATCCCTCATATTGATTAGTATCTGTATTAAATCTTATTGCTCCATCTTGTCTAATTCCAGATCCAGGTCTTCCATTTGTATCTCCTACTGGAATAACCAAAGCTGATAAAGCATTTACCTTTACAACTCTAGAAGAAGCTGGAGTAAATACAATATCATTTCCTGTAGTTGAAGATAATACATTATTTGTGATAGAAATTTTATCGTTTACATTCAACGTTGACAGAGTTTTGATATTTCCAGAGGTCTGCAGATTGCCATTAGATTGTTGAATATTAAATAAAGTTCCTACCTTGAAATTGGAACAATTTGCTGTAACATTTTGACCAGAAGCAGATATAGTTAACCCAGAATTAGAATTAATTGTTTGTAAACTGATAGTATTTCCAGAAATATTTGTAGCAGTTAGTAAAGATGTTGCTGTTATATTATTAATATTTGCTGTTTCTGCTTCTATGGCATTTGTTGTTATTTTTCTGTCTTTTACTGAAATATCTAAGGAAGTAACAGAAGTTACATTATCAACTACAATAGATAGTCCAGATCCAAAAATTTTTGGATTGTTTAAGTTTACTGCTAACTCTGCCTCGTTGTTATCAAATCCTGCCATATTTGGATGGACAGAACAATAATAATATAATGGTGATGGTGTATCTTCTGTAACTAAAATTTCACTATAACCACTTTGATAGTTAACTCCATCACTATATGAATACCCAATAAATTCTAGTGTAACTTCACCAGAAGAAATTGGAACTTCTGACAATGTAATTTGAGTTGAACTATCTACACTCAAAACCAAAGTTTGTGTAGATAGTGCTCCACCACCGCCTAATCCTCCTCCACCAGAAATTGCTACACTCATTCCAGCAACAATTCCAGCAGTGCTTGAAACTGTTACAATTTGCGAACTTGAATCTAATGTGGCAGTAATTCCAGAAATATCACTAGGACTCCAAGTTCCATCTCTAAATCGTGAAAATCTAAATGGATGTGCCGATTGTTGAGAATTATTAAATCTATAAGTATTTCCAGCATACAAAGTGATATCTGGATAAATTGAAGCACCAGATCCAGTATCAATAAAATACTTATTTTCTTGTTGTATTGTGTTTATTTCATATCTTGGAGAAACTGTTGCTTCTACAGCAACAGCATCAGTGTCTAAAATTCCAACAGGTTCACAAACTAAATTAGTAATGTAACCCCCAGATGATGTAATGTCATAAACTTCTGCTAAATTTCCATCTAAACTTACTGCAGAAACAGTTATGATAAGATCATCTGCTGGAGATGATCCTCCAATATCAGATCCTAAAATAGTCAATACATCATTTGCTTGATATCCAAGTCCTCCAGAAGTCACATTTACTACAGATACATCTCCAGAAAATCCTCTGCTAACAGAAAATACTGCTGATGATCCAGATCCACCAGAAGCAGAAATATTTGTATACGTATTATTTGCTTCTGAGGCTAACGTTGATCCAGAATTTATTTGAGTGCTCTGAATTTTTCCTCCAGGAACATATATAGACTGACCAATGGACACAAAAGAACTGGGAACTAATCCGTCAAATACTATTACAGAAACAGGATTTACGATTACCGAGTATTGAATTGGTTGAACTAGATTATATGGAGAAACAGATAATACATCTCCAATCGAATATCCACTTCCGCCATCAGAAACAGTAACAGATCCAACAGAACCAATAGTATTAATTGTATACTCAAATGCTGTTGTTGGTACTCCGTATTGCGGCGTAAAATCTAATGTTGCTGATCCAGAAACTTCTGGTTGTGCTGATAGAGTAATAGTAGTTCCAATAATATTTAATATTGTCACTACTCCACCGCCAATTCCTCCACCAGTTGTCAAAACTCCAGATCCACCAGTTTGAGTTACAAAAAATCCACCTTGTAATAGAGCAGCCTGTTGAGTAGTAACAGTAATATCTGAAGTATTTGAATCTAAAGTTGTTGATACTCCAGTAACACCATTTGATAATGTTAAAATATCGTTTACTTGATAACCAGTTCCCTTTTCTGAAAATTGAAAGGTTTCCTCATCAATTAAACCTGGATTATTTTCGATCGTATATTGAAATCCAGATCCAGATCCACCAAGATCTGAATTATTTGCGGTTAAAATATCTCCATTTCTGTAACCAATTCCAGATGTAGTAAGTGTAACAGATGATATTACACCATTGTTTATATTACATCCAAAAGTAGCTCCAGATCCAGACCCACCTTGAAATGGAATGTCGCTATACAATCCATCGGAATATCCAGATCCAGTATTTGTGACAGATCCTTGAATTGAAAAAACTGTAAAATTTACTTCTGCTCCAATCCCACTTCCACCAGACAAATCAATACCAGAATAAGTTCCAGGTTTATAGTCCTGACCTAAAGTAGTTATATTTCCTAAAAACTGCTCTACTGTTACATTTAAACTTCCTTCAATACCACTTCCACCAATTACTGGAATATTTGTAAAGTTTCCAGAATCGTAATTTTCTCCAGGACTTACTATAATCAATCCATTTGAATTAATTGATTTTTTTACGAAAGTAGTATTATTGAAAAAATAATTTTTTTCGGAATAAAATGTGCTAAGTAGTTTACTCCCAGAAACAAATCCAATAGTTTTTAGATCATTTTTATATAAACCAGTATCACTATCGGATGTGAAAGATAGACTTGGATTTGAAATTGAACCGTCTCCCAACTTCAAGTTACCAGTAGCAAGATCGCTACCGCCCTGAGAGATGTTGAAAATCTGATCACCAATTTGGTTGATCTTCTGCCTTTGGATCTCAAAGGTATCAGTTCTTGCGACGTTAATTGCTGGCATTTTTTACTAACTCTCTAAGTAGGGATTTTATTTCAGAGATTTCATCCTTCAACATATTTA